CTTAAAAAAGTTTAAAAAAATGATTGAGGCGCTTAAATACCGTGACTACTACACAGCAAGCGTTGAAATGTTAGATTCTAAATGGAAAAAACAAACACCAAATAGAGCAAAAAACCTTTCTTTGAGAATGGAAGCCCATAAATACGTGGTTTAGCTATGGTAACAATGGTAAGGACGAGTAACAGCAGCGCTGTAAAAGCTATGGGGTATGACACAGAGACTAAGACTTTATTTGTAGAGTTTAAAAAGGTAAAAAAATACCCAACATACCAATTTTCTCCGGTACCGGCCCATACAGCGGGTAGAATGTTTAAAGCTTCTTCTATAGGAGGCTATTACCACGCTTATATAAAGCCAAGAAAACAATATTATGTTTCTGAACCTTCTACTTTAGACCTAACGGGTACTATAAACGCAGCTAGAAACAGTACTACAACTATTTTATTAAAAGCAATAAAGACTTACATAAATAGAAGCGAGATCCTGTCAAATGGGAGAAGTAATAAGGTCAAAAACAGGACAATTCCTGAAAGGTAAGTCTGGAAATCCTAATGGGCGCCCTAAAGGGTCTAAAAACCGCATAGCGGAAATGAAAAATAATCTAGAAGAGGCTATTAGAGAGCATTTAGAGCCTGAACAGATAAAAGCTGTAGTACAAAGCATGGTAGCAGAAGCTATGAACGGTAATGTTTCAGCGGGTAAACTAATTCTTGATAAAGTCATGTCTAACGCCAAGGCTAACGAGGATGACGGGGAAGAGCAGCCAGAAATAATAATTAAAATTGAAAATCTTACGCCACAGCATCTTAAAGAAGTTGAAGGCGAAACAATTGAGCAAGAGGATATATAAATGGACGGAAAGCAGTGTAGAAAAAGCCAAAAAGGTGGTGGTCAAGTAGAAGGAGGTGCTCCTAAAGCTTCTTTGTACCAGCCCCCTAAGTTTATGGGGCAGTCTGGTCAAGGTAATAATCAAAGCACTAGCAGAGGAAAAGGACGAGCGTAATGCCTTCTCCTGCAAAAGGTAAAGCTAAAGTAAAAGTTACCTCTAGTGGAAAAAGAGTTAGTTACGGGCAGGCAGGTCCTGCTAAAGGAGGTGGTCCTAGGGTTAAACCTGGAACAAGTAAAGGTGATAGTTATTGTGCCCGCAGTTTGGGTATAAAAAAGAGATTACCTAAATCTAAACAAAGTGACCCTAACACACCGAATAATCTGTCTCGTAAAAGATGGAAATGTTCGGGATCTAAATCTAGGAAGTAATAATGCCTAAAGGTCTTTATGCAAATATAAATGCTAAAAAAAAGAGAATCAAAGCAGGTTCTGGCGAGTCTATGAGAAAGCCAGGTACTAAAGGTGCTCCTACAGCAAAAGCTTTTAAAAAATCAGCTAAAACTGCTAAAAAATATTAGTGAGCGAATTTAATGTACAGTTCCACCCAGGCCAAGTAGCTATACATAATAGCTCTGCTAGGTTTAAAGTGGTAGCTGCTGGCAGGCGTTTCGGTAAGTCTCACTTTGCAGCATATAATCTTGGTATTGAAGCTCTCAAAACTACAAACGAACAAGGTTATAGGCTCACCCCGGAGCATGGTGTTTATTACATAGCTCCAACCTTCGACCAAGCAAAACGTGTTATGTGGCCTAAACTGAGAGAAATCCTAGGCTATGTAAAAAAAGGTGGTCTAATCGTCAAAGAAAATACTAATGACGGTTGGATTGAACTTGTTTCTGGAAGAAGGATCTTTATCAAAGGTGCTGATAACCCCGATTCCCTTCGGGGTATCGCACTTTCCTATGTTGTGCTAGATGAATATGCCGACATGAAAGAGGATACATGGAGTCTTATTATAAGACCCGCTTTAGGTGACGTAGAAGGGAAGGCTTTATTTATAGGCACACCTAAAGGAAAGAATCATTTTTATAAAATATTTATAGGGGCATTGGAAAAACCATTGCCTGCTGATTGGGATGATAGTAAACCAAACCCTTGGGATAAATGGGAATCATTTCATTTTAAAACAATAGACAATCCTTTCTTATCTCGTGATGAAGTTTTCGATATGGAAGCTGATGAAAGTATGTCAAGAGAAGCTGTTCGCCAAGAACTAGAAGCTTCTTTTGTTTCAGGAGGCGGTAAGCATTTAAATGCAGATTGGTTTCCTATAACAGATACTTTACCAAGTGAAGAAGGGCAAATAGTAGTAACAGTAGATCTTGCTGGCTACGCAAAATCAGATGGTAAACATAAGCCCCGTACAGATGAAACTGTAATCTGTACCACGCTTATAAGTTCTGAAGGCTGGACTGTTGTAAACATGGAACACGGTCATTGGGATGTCAGAGAAGTAGCTTTACGGATTATGCGTACTTCAGGTAAATACCCAGGATGCTCTTTAGGAGTAGAAAAAGGGGCTTTATTTAACGCTGTTGGGCCTTATTTAGAAGATGAAATGAGAAGGCTTAATAGATATATACAAGTAAACCCTCTTACTCATGCCAACACAAAAAAACTTGACCGCATTATATGGGCTTTACAAGGTAGAGCACAAAGAGGTCAAATTAAATTAAAGCAAGGAAATTGGAATCAATGGTTTCTTGATCAGTGTTCTGATCTTGGAGATCCTTTATCACACGATGATGGCCCAGATGCTCTGGCTTATGCAGACCAGTTAGCGTCTGTAAACTATATTGACCTAGACACTTTTGAGGATACGTACTTTGATGTACTTGACCTTGATTCAGGCTATTAAGGAATTATATGAGCAATGAAATCATTGTAGACAATCCAAGCGAAATCGACGGTCAAGGAAACGCCGACGATGCTTCTAAAGAGCTTGTATCTTGGATTATAGAAACAATAGACCCTTGGAGAGACTACCGAAACAATTTACCGGAAACTCGCCGCTGGGGTGAGTATTACCGTATGTGGAGAGGCTACTGGGATGAGTCTAGCAAAAGCAGATCATCAGAAAGATCTAAGTTAATAGCACCTGCTTTAGCTCAGGCTATTGAAACTTCTGTAGCAGAAGCAGAAGAAGCCTTATTGTCTCGTGAGGTATGGTTTGACGTAGCTGACGACATGATGGATGAAGAGAAAAAAGACGCATCTGTTATGGCTAATTTACTCCGCGAAGATTTAGATATGGTACATGCAAAAGCCGCTTTAAGCGAAGCTTTTACTAACGGTGCTATATTTGGTACAGGTTTAATTAAACAAAACATAGAAATTAAACAAAGTGATAATGTAATAAGAAACGAAGAAGGTGATATTAAAGCTGATGAAGAAAAAAGAGTTATTGTAAAACTCGAAGCTATAAAACCTTCTAATTTTGTACCTGACCCTGCTGGTGCTACGTTAGAGGCAATGCAGGGATTTGCTATAGATTATCCTAACAAACCTGTGCATGATGTTTTAGAAAAAATTGAAAGTGGTGTTTACAGAAAAGAAGCGTTACCTTTTATATCTTCTATGACACGCCCTTCAAGAGAAGAAGACGCAGACTTTGACCCTACTGTAAATGATAATGATACTATGACTCTTACTTTATGTGAGTATCACGGTAAAGTACCTTTATTTCTTTTAGATAAAGCTATAGAAAGTAATGAAATAGTTGATGAGCTTTTAAAAAAAGACTTTGAAGCAGACGGAAGTGATGGCCCTTTAGTAGAGGCTATTGTTACAGTTGCTAACGGAAATGTTTTGCTACGCGCAATGGTAAACCCCTTTTTAGGCGCTGATAGATCAGTAAAAGCTTTTCGGTGGGAAGTTGTCCCTAACAAGTTTTGGGGGCGTGGAGTAGCCGAGAAAGGCTACAATCCACAAAAAGCTCTTGATGCAGAACTAAGAGCACGTATTGATACACTAGGTTTTGTTTCAGCACCTATGCTAGGTATGGACGCAGGTCGAGTACCTAGAGGGTTTAGGCCAGAAGTAAAACCAGGAAAGATTTGGCTGACTAACGGGAACCCAAGTGAAGTACTACAGCCCGTTGGAATAGGTCAGGTAAACCCCAACACATTTAACCATACTGGCGAGTTGCAGCAAATGGTTCAAATGGGTACAGGGGCTTTTGATACCGCCACTACTTTACGAGGTAGTACGCAATCAGGAGGTAATGCAGCTAACAGTGGCTCTATGATGCTAGGGGCTTTTGTTAAAAGGGCTAAGAGGGCTGTACAAAACATTGAGCGAGAATTAATCGTTCCTGTTATTAAAGGCGTAGCAAGACGCTATTTACAGTTCTCTCCTTCTCGTTACCCTTTTGATGATGCTAAATGGGTAGTAAAAGGTGGTATTGGTATAATTGCAAGAGAAATTGAGCAACTTAATTTAACTCAGCTAATTGCAATGCTTCCTGAAGGTGCTAATACTGCAAAACTAGCAGCCGCACAGGGGTTTATCGAACTTTCTTCTGTAATTAACAAACATCAAATATTCCAAGCTTTAGAACAGGATCAACAAGTTTTACAGCAGCAGCAACAACAACAGCAAGAACAACAAGCTAAAATCTCAGAACTTGAGCAGCAAATAAAACAGCTTGAAATGGAATCTATTACTTTACAAAATCAAAAGCTTATTGCTGAAGCTCGTGAGCTTATGTCCCGTGCAGAAGTGAATGAACGCAGAGCAGACGATCAAGACGTGCGGACTTCTATAGAAATAGGAAAATTAGAACTTCAACAAGGAGATCTAATGAACACAATGGAACAAAATGAGCTAAACGATAGAAGATTGGATCTGCAAGAAAGGCAGATAGAGCTAAAAGAAAGAGAAGCTCGTGGCTCGTAGAGATGTTGTTTTTGCTAGAAAAGGACAGATTGATACAAGCATTTATTTAAAAGACTACGGTGCAGTAGGAGATGGGTTAGTAGATGACTCCGCTGCCTTAAACAGTGCTTTAGAAAACGGTGGTTATGTATATGGTGATTTAGGTAAAACTTACCTTTGCACTAGCCCTGTTATTATACCGTCTAATACAACTCTTGATTTAAGAGGCGCCACTATTAAACGCGGCTTTGTCGATCAATGGCTTATACAAAATACAACAGCCAAAACAACACATAACAACGTTAATATTACTTTAAAAAACTTTAGACTTACAGATGATGGGACAGCTAATTCTAGAGGTAATTTTATACTAATGTCGGGTGTAACTAATCTAAGAATAGAAAATTACACCTTACTTGCAACAGCACCTTATGCAGCATCCCCTGGTTACGGAGCTTGGAGTTCCTATATTACAGGCGAAGATATAACGATCACAGGCGTAGAAGTAGATAGTACAGCAAGCGGTCTGTACGCAGACGGTATGCACTTTGGTTATGTGAAGAATTTATCATTTACTAACTTTAACATTAAAGCAGGAGATGATGGTATAGCCTTTCATTTTGTACCAAGCAACTGGGCTATACGAGGTACTGATGGTGTTTCTGAAAACATAAATGTATCAGGAGGTACTATATCCTCAGAAGATGCTAACGGAGTTCGTATAGGAGGATGGGGTACAGTTACTTCAAGTACGGCTTCGGGCAGTAACAGCGTTTGGAAAAACATATCTATAAGCGATATTACTTTTGGACCATGCGGTGGCCGTTGCATAAAGCTAGAAGACACAAGAAGCACCTCTGAAATTAACGGCAAGCACAATAATGTATTTCTTAGCAATTTACGTTTAAACGAACAGAGCAGCGCTAGGCTAATAGATATAATTGGTAACCCTAATATTGCTACTTCTGGTAATTATACAACTCATAATTATGGAAGAGTAATTTTTGACAATGTTAGCGGAGTACAAACTTCTGCCGCTTTACTTTATTGCGGCGGGGTTGATACTTTAGAGATGAGGGATATAAACCTAACTAGCGATCTAGCAGGGAGTGATGCAAACGTCGCTATACAGTTTAAGCAGATAGACAATCTTAATCTTTATGACTTTTACGCAAAAATAGATGGTGCCGGTACTAATTTTAGCCTAACTCAGGTTGTAGACACTAGACTGTATAACCCCGTTCTTATTGGGAACAGTGGTTTTCAGTTAATCGCTTTAGTAAAAAACTCTACTTTCGGAGTAAGCCTAAGAATATATAGCGGTGAAGTAAGGGACTCAGACAGGCTTATACAAACCTCAGGTACAGGTACAGTAGACAACTTTATTGTAAGCGGTACTAATCTTTCAAATGAAGGTATTCATAAAACAAACATAACTACAGCAGGTACTAGTTTTACTTACGCTCCTCTTCATGTGTTAGCGACATCTGATGGTACTACAGGTGGTACCTCTTCAGCCGGTGCCGGTAATCAATATGTAGAACTAGAGATTAATGGAACTACTTATAAAGTACTACATGACGGAACAGTTTAAATAACGCAGGACGGGAGAGAATAATGCGTATTGAAAACGAAGCACTTGCTCTTATGAGTAATGCTGAAAAAGCAGAGTTTGCTATATGGGCAGACTTTCTTGAAGGAAAAGGATATGAATTGTTAACACAATTTTTATCAGGGCAAGCAGAAAGTATTCATTCTATTATACAAAACCCTTCTTCTTGGGATGAGCATATTTATGCTCGCGGACAACGAGACGCACTAAACTATGTGTTAAATCTTGAGTCTATATTAGAAGCAAGGGTATCTGAAAAAATAATAGAAGCAGAATTAGAAGAAGTAGAGGAGTCATTACAATTATGATATTACATGACTACCGCTGCTTAGAATGTGGTTTAACCCAAGAGCACTTTGTTAAAAAAGAGGAACGTATCGTTTCTTGTAAAAAGTGCAAGGGCGCCGCCAATCGTATTACCTTAAAAGCCCCTAATCCAGATTGGACGGGTCTTGCAATGGGTGATAGTGCCTCGCCAGAGGCTATCGAGCGTTTTGCTCGTGTAAGAAAGCAACAGAAGGATAAGGAAGAAAAGAGCTATAAAGAAAACGGGGATTACGGTCCCCGACCTGGCGCTTAATGTTTCCCCCTTCATTTTATAAACAACAGATTCCCATAACCTTAAAAGGCGGGATGAAGGAGTAATTATGTCTAATGGTATATTAGTTGATCTTCCTGAAGAAGATCTGGTCAATAATCAAGTTGAAGTAGATCAAATCGAAGCAGAAATGAGTGTCCCTGATACACAGGAAAAACAATCATTTGAAATGCCCGACAAGTTCAAAGGTAAAAGTGCTGAAGAGATTGCACAATCTTATATAAATGCTGAAAAGCGATTAGGTGAGGTTAACAATCAATTAGGCGAATACCGAAGCATGACTGACCGGCTTTTAGAATTAGAAGAAAAACGAGTATCCGACTTGGAGAAAGGTGGTTCTGACAATATCGAGGAATTTGATATTGATCCAACAGAGCTACTCGCTAATCCGAAGGAGGTTATGGACCGTTATTATGAGCAACGTTTAGCAAGTGATTCTGCTTATACTGAGCTTCAAAAACGGCTTGACCGCATTGAATCTACTACTATTGAGCAGCAGTTTTCTGAAAAGCATCCTGACGCTTATGATAGATTCAATGACCCGGCGTTTTTAGATTGGGTTAAAACAAATCCATATCGCGCTAACATGGCAGCAACGGCTGTTAACACACAAGACTATAATAGTCTTGATTACCTTCTTACCGATTATAAAGAGCGCACTACTGATGCCCCTAAAAATGATCGGAGAGCAAGAGAACTCCAAAACGCTGCATTAGTAGCTACAGAGTCCTCCTCTTCAGGTAACTCTGCCTCATCAAGCAAAGTATATTCTAGGCGAAAAATTGTAGACCTTAAAATTAGAAATCCAGAGGAATACCGTAATAGAGCTTCTGAGTTTACTAAAGCCTATGCTGAAGGTAGAGTGACTGATTAAACTTTCATTCTATATTTAAGGAAATAAAATGGCACTTGGTACTAACCATATCATTACAACGGAAGTCCCTAACTTTATACCAGAACTCTGGTCAGACGAAGTTATTGCGGCTTATAAATCTAATCTTGTATTAGGCGGTCTTGTCCGCAAAATGAATCATAGAGGCAAAAAAGGAGATACGATTCGTGTTCCTACGCCTAGTCGCGGAGCAGCCTCTACTAAAGCAGCAGAGACGCAAGTTACTTTAATTCAGCACGGAACGGACGCTGGTCTAGTAATTAACATTGATAAGCACAAAGAATACTCTCGTTTGATTGAAGACATTGTGTCTGTTCAAGCCCTTGAGTCTTTGCGTTCTTTTTATACAGATGATGCTGGTTATGCTGTAGCAAAACAAGTAGACACTGATCTGTGGATTGAAATGTTCAACACAGGCTCTGCTTCTTTGACTTATGACGCGGCTACTAACGAGCTAACTACCGCTTCTACCTTCGACACAATCCGAGAAGGAGACGGTACTGTATGGGACGAGGGCACTTCTACTGATATTACCGATGCTGGTATTAGAACTTTTGTTAAAGTTTTAGACGATGCTGACGCACCTATGGCGGGGCGTGCTATTTGTATACCTACTATTGTTAAGTATGACCTCCTTGGTTTAGCACGTTTTACTGAGCAATCTTTTGTAGGCGAGGTAGGCGGAAGTAACAGCATCCGTAATGGATACGTTGGCGATGTCTACGGCATGGACGTTTTTGTTACGACTAACTCACCTCTCGTTGAAGATAGCGGTGGCACGGGTGACAACGTTTCTGGTGTTGTTTTCCAGTCTGATGCAATGGTACTTGTAGAACAACTAGGTGTTCGTTCACAAACTCAGTACAAGCAAGAATACTTGGCTGATTTGTTTACAACCGATATGTTGTACGGTGTAAAAGCGCTACGAGACTCTAGCATTGTAACGTTTGTAGTTCCGACCGCTTAATAGCTACCTTGGGATCGCTCCCTCTCTTCGGAGAGGGGGCACTCTCCTATTTTAAAACTTCTAATATAGGAATCTAAATGGCAACTACTTACTTAGAAGCCCTTAATAGGGTTTTACAACTTATTGGGGAAGAACAAGTAGATCAAATACTTGAAACTGATTCTTATACAAATTTATTAAGTGCTTTTTTAAACGATATTAAAGAGCAAATAGAAGACTCTCATAACTGGAGAGCTTTAAAAAAAACATACAATGTAACTGTTTTGCCTAACTCTCAGACAGCTACTATTACAGGCGCTAATGAAAGAAGCAGATTAGTACGTATTTATCAATCAAATAGGTATTCAGAAATACCGTTAGTATTTGATGTAACAGATTCTGTAAACCCAGACCCATTAATAGAAATTGATCTTGCTGAATTGTTTTATAAAACAAGCATAGACCCAGACACAAGACAAGATCCTGTTTATTTTGCAATAGATAACAGCGCAGGCGGTGAGGTTAACTTAAAAGTCTGGCCTATTCCTAGTTCTCAAAAAACAATACAAGTAACAATGGTTACGCCACAAGAACGCTTAACAAATGCTAATACGCAAATATACATACCAACACGACCTTTAGTAGTGGGTACAGCTTGGTATGCTTTAGAAGAAAGAGGAGAAGAGCTAGGAGTAAACGCTTTATTCTCAGAAACTAGATTTAAAAACGCTTTAAATGACGCTATTTCTCGTGACGCGGCTGAGCAAGGTAATAATATGGAACTTGTGTCAGTATGACTTCTCAGTTATTACCTATAGACGCAGGCACACCAGGTAGGTTAGGGCTTAACTTTCAAAAACAAAACAGCCTTTTACCTTTTATATGGGCAACAGAAGCTACTAATTGCAGAATGGATTCTGCTCAAAGACTAGCAATTAGAGATGGATACGCTGTCACTACAGGCACACCTACCTCTTCTTTACTTATAAAGTCTACTTTTGAATACCTTAAAGGTGATGGCGCTGTAGAGACAGTATTTGCAACAGATGATAATTTATACAAAAACCCAGACAACCCTGCTCCCATAAAAGGCAGTCTGACAATAACAGACGGGAGTTGGTATTTTCAAAACTTTAATAACAAATGCTTGGGTTTTCAAAACGGTTCTAAGCCTATTGTTTATACTGGCACTAATTTTGCTGTTATTACTGAGTCTAGCGGTACAGCCCCTACCTCCAAGAACGGTATTGCCCTTACAGCCTATGGACGGGTGTGGGTACTCGACTCTGATGGGCAGACCATTAAATACTCCAGCTTGCTTGATGAAACAAACTGGGGAGGAGCAGGCGCCGGTCAAATAGATATGGCTAGTGTTTGGACAAACGGGATGGACGAAGTAAAAGCTATTGCAGCTTTTAATGGATCTTTACTTGTTTTTGGTAAAAATCATGTAGTTATATGGGAAGACGATCTAGGCTCTACTATAGGTGTTAATCCTTCATCTTTAGCTGTAGTTGATGTTATAGAAGGCACGGGGTGTATATCACACTGGACTATAAGTTTAATAGGTGAAACTGACATTGTTTTTATGTCCCGTAATGGTTTGCAGTCTCTTGGGCGTATCCTACAAGAAAAATCAAATCCTTTAAGAACTGTTTCTAAATATGTAAGAGATAGGCTTGTTTTAGACGCAACTTCTTCTAATGTTTTAGATCTAAGAAGTTCTTATTCTCCAGAAGAAGGTTTGTATTTGCTAAGCATTCCTTCTAGTAATATTTTGTATACCTTTGATGTAAGAAATATGATCAAAGATGAAGAGCAAGATATAATATTCCCTTGTTATCAATGGGTGTTTAAAAACTCTAGTGGTAATTTTTTTAGCCCTTATTCTCTTTGTGTAACTCAAGCCGGTGCTTTATTGTTAGGTAGTAATACAGGAGAAATATACACATATGGAGCGGCTACAGATAATGGGTCTGTAATTTCTTTTAAATACGCATCGCCGTGGCTAGACTTAGGTCCTGATTTAAACAGCAGAAAAAAGATGTTAAAACAAATTAGTTCTGTTTTAAACATTAGTGTCAACTCTAATGTATTTTTTAAATGGTCTACAGACTTCAACAATAAAGAAAACAGTATTTCAAAAAGATTAGAAGCACCTACTACTGCTGAGTGGGGTATTGCTAAATGGGGATTGTCAGAGTTTTCTGGTGGTAAAAAATTAACAATACTTGATCTACCTGCAAGACAAACAGGTCAATATTACAAGATAAAAATACAAACTGAAACTACAGGTGACTTTGCAGTAGAGCAGCTAAAGTTATTTGCTAAAATAGGAAGACTTACATAATGTCAGATTATAATCAAGTTAATAATTATACAGTTAAAGATGCTTTACCTTCAGGAGATCCTGAAAAAGTTATTAACGGGTCTGATATTGATGCAGAGCTTTCTGCTATAAGTGCTGCTATTACTTCTAAGATTAATAACACGGATATAGCAAACCAAGTTGAAGCGGAAGCGGGTACTAATAATACTAAAGTTATGACCCCTTTAAGATCAGAACAGCATGTAACTGCTTGGTCTAATGAAAACGGAGGTTTTGTAGGTGACATTTACGCTTTAACAGACCCTAACGCTGATACATTACTAGGGTGGGACGATAGTTCTAGCGCTGTAATTAATTATACAATTGGTTCTGGGTTAGCCTCTAACACTACTTCTTTAGAACTTGATATTAATAGTTTAACCGGGACTACTCCGTTTGCTAATGATAAAGTTTTGTTTTGGGACGCTACTGACTCTACTAATAAAACCGCTTTAATTAGTACGTTTAATGCAATTTTACAGCATGACACTTTAGACAATATACCCTCAAATGATCATATTGATCACAGTACTGTTTCCGTTACGGCTGGTACAGGCTTGACAGGTGGTGGAGATATTACTGCCACAAGAACTTTTAATTTAGATATATCAGCCTTAACTAACATGGATATATCGGAAACAAGCTCTAGTGACTCTATCTTAGTTAATGACGGTAGTGTTATGAAACAAATGAACATCAGCGATTCTGGTGTAAAAGTTGTTGAGTTCACTACTTCTAAAACTCTTGTTCAAGCAGACTCTAGTACTTTATTGTTGCTTACAGGAGGCTCTACTGCTACTTGTACTATCCCACCTAACTCTACTACTGCCTATCAAATTGGCGCTGTTATTTATGTAGGCAGCAGAGATACAGCAGAAGTAGGCATTGCGCCTGGTTCGGGCGTTACTTTAACGTCAATTAATACAAGCGACACTACTACTACGCAAAACATAACAGCAGGCGGTTTAGCTGTTCTTATTAAAGTAAACACAGATCAATGGATGCTTTCTGGAGACTTAGCTTAATGAGCCTTCTTACAGGTATTCTTTTAAAAGCAGGTAATACACTTAAAACATATCTGCTGGATGTACCTGATAAAGTCTATTCTTTTTTTAGCACACAAGCTACTGGTACTAGTGGTATAAGACTTGCTACAGACAGAGGTATAGATCAGCGAAAAGACAGCGTATATGTTAACGAAGACAATTGGCTACACCCTTTAGGTTCTGTAACAGATTACGAGGTTAAATGTACTGTCGCACCGGGTGGAGCAGCTTTAGAGGGAACAAGTAGTGCTACAGATGTTTTTTTAAACTTTTCAACAAACCGTTCTTGGCAGATAGAGTCTACCGGAGGAAATATACAATCTTGTGTTTTAACTTTTAATATTAGAAGCATTGCCGATAATACAGACACTATTACTTTTGATGTAAGTTTAATTGCAAACAGTACTGGTCCCTAATCTAGGTAGTAAAAAAATGACAGATGCAACATATGTTGAAATAAAAGATAGACTAAAAGACATAGAGGTAGATATGGGTGCTCTTTCTCAAAGAGTTGAGGCTACAAGAGAGATGGTCACAGCAAATCAAATAGAGTTTAAAGAACGTATTAAAGAAGTAGAAAACACAGCCCAAGAAGGACTTGTTTCTTTAACATCTTTAAGGTCTGAACATAGAACAGGTACTGGTTTATTAGCTTTTTTAATAATAGCTGGTATCTCTTTATTAGCAGTATATAGAGGGTAATACATATGGTAGCGCAAGCATTAGCAGCTGGGGGGTCTTTAGTATCCGGCGCTTTAGGGATGATGTCGGGTAGAAAAGCGGCAAAAGAAGCTAAAAAAGCTAGACAAATAGCTATGAATGCAGCTAATCAAGCTTATTCTCCTATAAATGTTACCGGCCCTGGCGGGGCAGGAGTTAGCTTTGGAGGCCCCACGCCCATTATACCTAATCAAACAGAACAGCCTATGTTAGGCGGAGGTTCCTTAGGTGGCCCTAGCGCAGGATATCCTCCTGCCGGTCAGTTAGTTTATGAGGGTTCTAAGGGTAAATTTTACTCAGACGGAAAGGGCGGAAGAGTAACAGCAGAAGGTCTTCAAGTAGTACCAGGAACTAGAGGTACTGTAAAAAGAAGTGATATTGGTAGCGCAGCCGTAAGCGCTGGTGACTTAGAGTCTCTTAGACAAAACCTTGCTGGTACAGCTACAGGTTTTAGCCAACAAACGGGTTTAGACCCAAATACTATGGCTTTGTTAGCAAACCTGCAAAGTTCTGCTGGTTTATTTGGTGATGCAGGATTAAGAGGTTTAGGGCAGCTACAAGATTATGCAAGATCGGGTATGGGACTGTCTGCAACAGGTTTAGCAGATTCTTCGGATTTTGCTAATCAACTTAGAATGCAAGCGCAAGGCGCTTTTGGTGGATTAGCTGGTACACAAGAACAAGCTAGACAACAAACGTTAGATTTGTTAAGACAACAAGCGGCTCCAGAAGAAGAAAGAAGTTTTGCTAACTTACAAGATCAGTTGTTTGCTACAGGTAGATTAGGTACTTCTGGGGGAGGTCTTCAAACAGAAGCTTTTGCAAGAGGGCTTGGTAGAGCCGATTTAGAAAGACAGCTTATGGCCGGTCAAGAAGGCCGTTCTGCACAGACTGCACAGCTGAACTTGGGTACAGAACTTGCTTCACAGCAAGACACTACGCTTACAAATGCCCTAGAACGTTTTAGAAACATGATTTCTACCAATCAAGATCTTGCTAAAGATAGGTTTGAAAGAACAGATTCTATATCTGATTTAAACTATCAAAGAGCACAAGATTTATTGAAAGCTAGTCCTCAGTTCTTAGAGCAAGCCTTTCAGCAAGGAAATATAGAAAATATTAATCAATATTTAAAAGGAATAGGCTCTGTAAACACAAACGCTTTAAACTTTGCTAACTTTGCCCGTGGTCTTATGG